GTTCACGACCTCGACACCGAACGACGCGCCGTTGTGCTGGCTCGCGTGCCAGAGGATGTCCGTCGCGAGGTCGCCGTGCTGCGTGAGCGCGCCGTCCGCGCCCATCACGAGGTGGACGCTGAGCCCGCGCTTCTTCAAGACCGCGATGGTTGAGTCGACGCTGCGCGTGACGGTCTCGTGGATGACGAGCTCGACCGCGCGAGCCCGCTTGCCCTTCGATGCGAAGCGATGAACGCCGTCCTCCGCGAACGTGCGGATCGAGAGCCCCTCGACGGGGCACGTGGCCTTGCCGCCGACGATGAAGCCGCCGCTCACTGGCCTGGCTCCTTGCCCTGCAGCTCCTCCACGGCGCGCGCGGGCAGCTTCAGTCCCTTGTCGAAGAAGCGGGCCCTGACTTCGGTGGCGATGGGCTTGGTGACGATCTGCTCGACCTTGCCCACGAGGCGTTCGACGACGCGCCCCTTTTTCACGAGCTGCGAGTGCAGCTCATCGACCACCAGGCGATGAAGATGCCCGGAGCTGCCCTGCGACGGGTGCGCCTGCTCGCTCGCAGGCGAGCGCACCAGAAACTCTCGCGAGCGGCAGGTTGGACACTCAGGCAGAGGAACGACTCCGTCCTCGACCTGCTCGCCCCGTTCAACGCCGACCGCGAGGTTGGCGAGTGCAACGCGGTTCTCGCGATCGCACCCTGCGCAGCGCTGAACGATCTCGGTGTCGGTGATCTCCTGGATGGCCATCGGTGCTCCTCACGCGATCGCGGTGTACGTGCCGAACCACCAGACCGTGGAGAGCCCCGCCATGGTCTGGTAGCTGAAGACGCCGAACCCATCGCGGTCGGCGAAGTACGACGAGGGGCTCCCCGAGAACCCGCTGCTCGTGTTCAGCGCGCTGAACGTGATCGACGACGGAGTCGCCGGGAACCGATTGCGGAACGTGACGGAGCCTCCACCGGCGAGCGAGCGCGTCGCGCTGTCGGCGTTGGACCACTCCATTCCGACGCGGCCGACCTCACGCACCGTCCCCGTCAGCTCGAACGCGGAGTTGACGGTGCTGCTCATCGGAAGGCGCCACGTGCGCGTCCAGGTCGTGAATGTCGCTGCGAACGAGTCCTCGTGGAGGAACTCGATCTCGTTGCGCGCGAAGCGGAACGCGCCGCAGAAGGTACCGCCCGCGTCGCGCACCCACTGCGTGCCGTCCCAGGAGGCGTTCAGCGTGAACCAGACCGAGGAGCCGTCCGCGTAGATGCGGAGGTGGGTCGCCGCTGAGCCGGAGGCGTTCGAGTCGAGGATGAGCGCCTTCGTCCCCCCGAGCGGCGGCTGCCGGATCGAGCGGTGCTGGCCGGCGTTCGCCTCGTTGCCTCGGAAGTGGTCGCCCTCGACGGCGTCGACGATCTCGGCGAGGGCGGCCTCGACGTTCGCGGCGTTGAGGTTGTTGCCGGAGTCGGCGACCGAGACTGCGCTCGCGGCGTGCGCGCCGCTCGCCTGGTTCACGTGGCCGTTGAGCCCGCCGAGCAGCGTCACGAGGGCTGTGCGCAGCGTGCCCGCGGCGATCGCCGTGGGCGCGCCCGCGATCGCATCGACGCCGACGAGCCCCGCGCCGGGCGACGCTGCCCCGGTCGCGACGAGGTCCGTCACGATCTCCTGGAGCTGCGCCTGGACGTTCGTGCCGGCGACGTTGTTGTGAGGCGTCGCCGCGATGGCCGCCGCGTTGTGCGCACCGGTCGGCGCGCTCACGTGCGTGTTCAGGAAGCCGAGGAGCTGCGCGAGCTGGCTCTTCACGGAGCCCGCAGGAAGCGCGTTGGGAGCGCCCGCCGCCGCATCCACGCCGACGCGCGAGGCGCCGGAGCTGCCCGCCGCTCCGGTCGAGAGGTCGTCGATCAGCTCGTCGACAGCGGCCTGCACGTTGCCCGCGCCCACGAACCCGTGCGGCGCGTAGTCGATGGCGGTTGCGGCGTGGCGCCGGGCGACGGCGGTGAAGTGGTCGCGCAGCTCGGCGTCGGCCTCATCGAATGCCGCCTGAACCGTCGCGGCGAGCGGCTGGAGGATGCTCCACGTCCCGGTGGTCACTGCCACCGAGGTGCCCTGCGCGAAGATGAACGCCTGCCGGCGCGAGGTGTCGAGGTCAGCGACGAGGATCTGCGTCTGCCCCGGGCGGCGGCGCACGTCGCAGAGGAGTAGCTCGTCTGCCTGGAGCGCGGGCTTCGGCGCGACGCCGATGGCGCCCTCGGGCGCCTGGCGCACGACGAGCTCGAACGACTCGTCACGCCGGAAGAACACCTGCTGCGAGTTGCCGTCCGTGCGCGGGTCGGAGAGCTGGCGCTTGAAGCGAAGGAAGATGCCGAGCCAGCGCTCGTTGCCGACCGTGGCCACGTCGGTCGGGATGCCCACGAGGTCGACGGCGCAGTCCACCGTCTGGCCCGTGCCGAAGAACATGCGCTGACCGAGGTTGTCGTAGGCCCGCGCCGGAGCCGTCAGGTCCACCGTCAGGTCGGGCACCGGGGAGTGCGGCGCGGGAACCGCGCCCGAGACGATGCCGTAGATGTTCAGGTCGGCGGCGAGGTCCCGGTCAGCCTTCTCGAGCAAGGCGAACGCGAGGTCGAGCTCGGCCTCGGTGACGCGCTGGCGGAAGTAGAAGTCGACGCGATCGGCCATGTCCTTGCCTCGGAGCGCACGGAGCGTCCGATGGAGGCAAAGCCGCTCGAAGTGGCCGTCGGGGACAGCACATGAACAACAGGGTCAGGAACGAGCCTCGATCTGTCGCATCGCGCGGATGAACCGCTCCAAGCTCGCAGCTCGGAGTTCGTTTGCCCCATTCCCTGGCCCAACGAGTACGCCAACGATCGTCCCCGTCCGGTCTGCGACCGGCGCGCCACTGGCGCCGCGATAGAACGCGTGGCCCTGGTGGTCGCGCGCGAGCCCCAAGATCAAGCCGTTCGCGTCGAAGGCAGTGAGCGTCATGTACGCCTCCCACGACACCTCGCGAACAACCGCCCTCGCCACGTCGTGTACTTCGTCCCGATTTGCTGCGGCGAACGCGTAGACTTCCCCGTCCGTGGCGACGGCATCGAGAGGGCCGGAGTACTGCGGCACCGACCACGACTGGGCCTTCGGGTCGGCTGCCAGGGCGTCGCGGTCGACGTCGAACCACGCCCACGCAATGTCATCCTTCACGGCGTTGAGCGACGCTGGATCGGGTCTCAGGCGCAGCCGCAACGTTTCGCGATCGGCAAGCGGGATGTTCCACACGTCCCGTTCCGTGAGCGGAGGAGCATCGGTGCCGCGCGAGGAGTCGAGAGCCTCGACCGCCCATTCCCCCTTCTCGATGACATGTCGAGCGGTGACGATGCGAACGCCACCGTTCCACGGGATGACGAAACCACTGCCACGGCCAGGGGCGTCAGTACGGACGAGGACCACCGTGTGGCGCAGGAGCAGCGTCATCAACTTCTGGAGCGCGGCTCGCTCCTCGTGGTCCTCTGCCTTCGGCATCTGATCTGAGGCGACACCATAGCGTCAGTGCAGGTCGGTCGTCTCTCCGAGGTCGCTGAGGCCCAACTCCCAGTGGTTCGGCAGCACCGGCGGCAGCGGCTCGACGAGGTCTACGAAGTGCGTGTGCGCGGGCTTCAGGTACTCGACGATGGCTCGGAGCTGCTGGCGCTCGCGGTCGGTGAGGATGCGCGCGACCTCGACGTTGAAGGCGTAGCGCGCGAAGCGGTCGGAGGGGCCGAGCACCCAGTCGACGCCGAGCAGCGACTCGCCGAGATAGAGCGTGTCGGCGTTGAAGGGCGTGATGGCCGAGATGTCGATGCCGAGGAAGAAGCGGATCGCGTTCTGGATGCCCTTGGCCGTGCCCTTCTGCCGGTACATCTCGACGAGCACCGACGCGAGGCGCCGCTTGCCCATCGCATCGAGCTCGAACGGGAACGGGTTGCCGAGGTCGCGCAGGATGAGGTCGACGAAGGCCTCGGGCGCGCGCTCGAGGTCGAAGATGTCGGGCCAGCGATCGACGTCGGCGAGCAGGAGGTCCGTCACCTCCTGCAGGCAGGCGATGAAGCGGAACAGGTCTCCCGTTTGGTCGTCACGCCGGTTGTGCTTCGGCAGCATGCGCCACAGGTCGAAGCGCCTGGTGAGCGGGCGCGCGGGGCGGAAGCCCGTGAAGCTCGCTCGGTCGTAGGGGCCGAGGACGGCGTTGCCGAAGAGATCTGTCACGCCGACGGCCACCACCTCGTGAAGCACGTCGGGCGTCATCTCGGTGTCGAGCGTGAGGAGCGCGACGCTCCCATCGATGCTGACGCGGGCGACGGTCACCGGCACGGCGGGCGCGCCCTTCGGCGCGAGCACGAAGCTCGCCCCGCTCGGGACCAGCACGGGCTCGTCGAATCCCACGCGCACGGTCCTCTGCGCGAGCGCCTGTGCGCCGACGACGCGGGGTGCGGTCCGGTCCTCGACGACGAACGAGTACACCTCGTCGAGTGAGGCCGAGCCGCCCACGGTCTGAGCGAGCACGCGCACGTGGACCGTGGCCAGGCTCGCGAGCGGAGCCACCGGATGCAGCACGACGCGCAGTGTGTCGGTGGTCTGCGTGACGCTGGCCAGCGGGCCCGCGAAGGCCGGGGCGAGCTCGGGCACGGCGCTGCCGTCGAATGCGAGGACGCCGTCGATCCACACGCGCGCGGTCGAGCGCTCCACGCCGTCCGGCCCGGTGTCGACGAGCTCGAGGGCGAGCGTCGCATCGATGGGCACGCCGCTCTCGCCGGGGCTCGGGTCACGGTTCACGAGCACGAGCCTCGGCGTCGCTGCGAAGAGCGCGACCGAGTCGACGTAGAGCGCGGGCAGCTCGAGGGTGCTCATGCCGGGCTCCTCACGCGGTCACCAGCTCGAGCCGCACCCCGGTCGTGTGGAGGCCCGAGAGCTTCGAGACGTTCGCGGCGAGGTCGGTGACGAGACGCTCGCGGCCGGGCTTGGCGCGCATGGACGCGAGCTTGGTGCCATCGACGATGATGCTGGCCTCCCACGCGAGCCCCGGAGGGGTCGACGCGGGCACGCGCAGCCGCAGGAGCGCGCGCACCAGCATCACGCCGGTGAGGTCCGTCTGCTGCGTGACCTCGGCGTGGTCGCCGGGTGCGAGCTCGAAGAGGCGCCCGAGCTCGGCATCGCCGAGGACGAAGGCGTAGTCGCCGCCCGTCGCCTTCGACGTCGCGAGGCGCCCCTGTCCGCGCCCGAGACGGCTGGTGAACGCGGTCAGCGCCATCGCTCACACCTGCCGGAACAGCTCGAGGTGGTCGAAGTACGCGCGGCGCGTGACGTCCTTCACGGAGAAGCCGAAGCCGCCGCGCCCTGACGTGAGCGGCTGCGAGCCGGAGTTGATGCCGAGGTGATCGTCGATGAACTCCACCATGCCGGACACGGGCTGCCAGTCTGGCGGCGTGCCGAGCGCGTGCAGCGCGAGGTCGTTCTGGAAGACCTTGAGGACGACGTCGCCGTTGGTGTTCACGATGACGTCGAGGCGCAGGTGGAGCCACGTCGCCTGCGCGAACGACGCCGCCGACTTGAGTAGCACGCCGGGCCCGTCTGCCGTTGGCAGGCCGACCGTCACCGCGCCCTTGCGGAGCACGATGCGGTGCGGATCGTCGTCGGAGAGGCCGAGAAGGTACGCGCTGTCGTTGACCGAGTTGCCCTGGCAGCAGAGGAACAAGAACGGCGAGAACCCGGTGGGGCCGCCGCCCGGACCACGCTGCACGACGCCTCGAATGGAGCCGCCCTTGGCCATCGGAGCGAAGCTCGCGAGGTTGGCGAAGAGGCCCACCGCACCGGTTACCGCCGAGAGCGAGTTGAAGGCGTAGAGGAAGCTGCCGCCGCCCGGTGGGCGCGCGATGCCCGCGGTCACGCCCCGGTCCACCGTTGCGATGTCGAGCCCGTCGTTGAGGTACGTCCAGTCTGCTTCGGCCATGGCTTGCTCCTCACTGCGTCGTCGCGGGCGTCCACCCGTTGTTGAAGTCCTCGACGGGCTGCGCGCCCGCGTCGAACATCGCGGTGCTCGAGGTGACCGCCGCCCACGTCCAGGCGTAGAGCTGGTTGCTGCGCCACTGGTCCTCGAAGTCCTCGCGCGGCTCGCCGTCGAAGACCCCCGTCGCGGCGGTGACGTCGGCCCACTCGAGCGCGTAGGGGACGTTGCTCCACCCCGTCTCGCACTCCTCGGCGGCGAGCCCGTCGAAGGTCGCGGTGACGAGCTGCGCGGGCGGCAGGTCGTTGAGGTAGACAACGTTGGCCCAGCCGCTCTCGAACTCCTCGTACCCCTTGAGCGCGCTGTCGAAGAATGCGAGCACGACGACCACGTCGTCGATGGAGTCGAGCAACTCGAACCAGCGCTCGAAGGCCTCCCACGCCTCTTCGGGCGCGGTGCCGAAGCCGGCGATCTCCTCGAGGCTCGTCACCGCCGAGAGCGCCCAGTGCTCGGCCTCGCCGGGGAGCGCGCCCGCGTCCTCGAAGCTGGGGTTGAGGATCGCCATCAGAGCAGCTCCCCCGTGTCGCCATTCACCAGCGTCACGGTCCGCAGCACCGGGAACTCGCGCACGCTGAGGCGCACGTCGGAAGGCAGCCCGTTGAGCGTCAGGTCGAGACGCGCGTCGCCCATCTTCCGCACGCCCGGCGTGTCGCGGATGACGTTGAAGAGGTCCGACCAGGCGATCTCGCCCACCGGGTTGCCCTCCGCGTCCTTGATGTTGAAGCCGAAGTCGACGAGTGGGTTCGGCGTTCCGTCGGGCTCGTTCACGCGGAAGTACGCGGCGAGGTTCGCGCGCACGCGGTCGCGCACATCGTTCGGCGCGTAGCCTTGGCGCAGGAAGATGCGCGCGGCGACGTCGACGGTCTTGTAGACCGGGTCCTGCACGCTGACCTGGAACGTGAGCGTGCAGGGGTAGACCTCGGTCACCTGCTGGAGCACGAGGTTCTTGAGCGCTGGCGTGGGGATCGCGCCGGACGCCTGGGACTGCGGGATGACGTAGAGGATGCCCGTGTTCTCCGCGATGGTCGGGTCCTCGTTCGACGTGAGCATCAGCGCGCGGGCGACGCCGGAGAGGCGGCGCGCGTTGATCTCGAAGTCCTCGCGGGCGACGGTCCTCGTCAGCGCGCGCAGGCTCTCGGGCGCGAGCAGCTTTGCCGACGCGACGGTCTGCCGGTCGGCGCCGCCCGAGGCTGGTGCCGGGTTCCGCACCGAGACCTGGACCGCGTTGCCGTAGGCGTCCTTGAAGGCCCCCTCGATGACCGCGATGCGCTCGGCGTCGACGTTGCCCGCGCTGCCGCCGCCGGTCTTGTAGGTGACCGAGACGGTGCCGCTCGGTGGCATGCCGCTCACGCCGTTGCCGAAGCGCAGCGTCGCTCGGTCGTTCTGGTCGACGGCGACCACGAAGTGCCGGTCGTTCGGGCGCGAGTCGAGGAAGCTGTCGACCTCGGCGAACGCACCCTGCGGCGTCGAGACGACGGCCGAGTCGTCGAGGTACGGGGCGAAGTCGAGATGCAGCTCGAGGTCGGCGAGCCCGCGCGCGTCGAAGAGTTGCGTGTGCGCCTTCGAGTTCTCCACCAGCGCGACGACGCGCGGAGGATCGGCGGCGGCCCCGATGACGGCGGGCGCGAGGAGCTGGAAGCGCACCGGCTCGGTGACCTCCTGCGTGCGCAGCACTGTGCCGGCCGGGATTGTGATGCTCGCCACCGGCACACGCGCAAGCTGGAGCCAGACCTCAGCGGTCGCCGCCTGCGCGCCGTGGAGCCGGTAGCCGAGCATCCTCGCCAGCGCCATGACGCTCTTGCGCTGCGTGGCGGTGACGAGGCGTGACTCGCGAGCGAGGTTGTCCTGGTAGAAGGTCAGGACATCGCCGACGTAGGCGTAGAGCTCGACGAGGAGGTTCCCGAAGCTGGCGACGTCGAAGTCGGTCCAGTCCGGGAACACGCTCTTGATGAGCGCGATGAGCCGCGCCCGAAGGGCGTCGAAGTCTTTGTCGGTGTAGTCGACGGACTCGGGCAGCGTGGCCACGGCGGGATGCCTCCGAGGAGGCAAAGCCCCGGCGAGCCAGCCTTCGGGGACGGGCTCACCGCTCGATCGACACGGCCACCGCCGCGTTGGTCTCGCGCTCGCGGACGCGCACCCGCAGCGTCAGGGCCGGACCGTCCTGCTCGACGGCGAGGCTCACGAGGGTGGCGCCCGGGACCCAGCGCTTGAGGGCGTCGCGCACGTAGACGCGGGCCAGCTCCTTCAGGGCGGCGTCGTTGCGCTGGTGACGCAGCAGCGCGAGCCCCGCGCCAAAGTTGGTACGCCAGGGCAGCTCCCCCGACGAGCGCGCCGTGGCGCCCTCCGTGAGCAAGGCTTGGCGGACCTTCGAGGCGAGCAGCGCCTCACCGCTGCCCATTGCGAAGTCGCGCTTCTTGTCGCGCCGGAACGGGATGAGGAGGTTCTGGGCTTCGCGGCTCATGGCGTCCTCCTCACGGCACCGGGATGGCGCCGCGCACGTCCTGGAGCGCCTTCACGATGGCGTCGATCGGCGGCACCACCTCGTCGAGCGGACGTCCCGCGAGGTTCGAGAGGTCGGGCACCTCGGGCGCGCCGACCATGCCGAGGAAGATGTTGAGGATGCCGATGAGCTTGCCGAGGCTCGCGAGCGCCTTGCCGACGTTCGCCGCCTCGGTCGCGACGTTCGCCTGCGCGCAACTCGTGATGGCCATGAGGCCCGCGTCCTCGAGCTCGGTGGCGCGATCGATGGCGCCGAGGATCTGCTGCATCTGCTGCTGCAGGTGCAGGAGCTGATCGCGCGCCTGCCTCAGCGTGTCGATGACCAGGTCGATGATCCCGATGATGGTGTACGGCAGCGAGAGCTGCGGGATGAGCTTCAAGAGCTTCGACACCTTCTCGGCCAGCTCGGGGATGCACGCGGCGAGCGCGGTGGGGTCCGGCGGCGGCCCGAGCGAGTCCGGGATGGCCTTCACGCAGTTGAAGACCGCCACCACGGTGTCGATGATGTCGAACACGGGCATCAGCGGCGTGAGCGCGGGTTGGATGGCCTCCATCAGGTTGAACTGCTGGATGCTCACGCCGCCCGGTAGCGTGATGACCGGCGGATCGCCGAGCTCAGGGATTTCGAGGCAGATCGGGAGGGCCACGTTCGTCTCCTTCAAATGGGGGCGGCGATGGGCCGGACGACGCGGCCGCCGATGGTGATCTGCGTGCCCTCGATGCTGATGGCGCCGACCGCGCGCAGCGTGAGCGCCGTCGTCGCCTGCAGCGTCACGGTGTTCTCCTCGGCGTCGAAGACGAGGTGGTCGCCGGTCTTCCTGTTGGTGAGCCGGAGCTTCCGCCCGCCGCTCGTCTCGTCGAGCTCGACGCGAAAGGTCTGCGTCGCGAGCACGCGGTTGTCCGGCGGCGTCTTCTGCGCCTCTTCGGGGACCTCGCTCTCCCCGTTCGGCTTCCCCCAGTGCGCGGCGAGGTAGTACGGCGCGTCGACGTTGCCCTGGTTGAAGAAGACCGCGACCTCGGCGCCCTCCTCGGGCACCGCGAAGAAGCCCCGGTCCTTCGAGCCGCCGCCGCTCGTCCCCAGCGGCCACGCCCACGCGCTCTCGGGCTCGAGCACGCCCGGGATGCAGACGCGCACACGACCGAGCTGCTCCTCGTCGTCGCGCTTGGTCACGTAGCCCACGTACATGCCAAGGAGCCG